TCCACTTACTGGTGTATTAATTTGTCTACGTAAATCTCTTCTTAAAAATGCAAACTCATCATATGGTAAAAATCCAGTAAATCTATTTGCACCATTTAATCCGTTTGTTCCATCGCCAGCTAAGTATAAATTTTCACTTAAATAATCGTAAGGGGTATCACCACTATACATGTTACGGAAGACCATTTTCATCTTACCGTAAATTTTATAATCAATACTATCTTGTCTTTCTTTATTAAATAATTTTTCTAAATCTAAAACAATATCTCTATCACCAAGTCTCATTAGGGACTCGGACGATTCTAAATTAACTTGTAATGTTAAATCTTGTTCTTCGGCTTTCTTGTACCTTTTATTAGGTAATAATATTTCTTTATTCTCTTCCATTATTCAGCTGGTGGGAACGCTCCCTTCGGACCAAATAGGTCAATAAATTTATCAAGCCCAGTTTTACCGGCTTTCAGTCCAAAATAAAATTGGAACGGTGTAGAAAGTATTTGTTTGTTACCACTATAATAATCCTCAGTCGGTCTAATAATAAAATCAATATCGATTGTCCACGACTGTGTTGCCCAACCTGTATAACCATCATTACCCGCTGGTCCTTTTCTTGTATATAAAGTTCCGACTGTTGGGTTTAGTATTGATCCACTTGTTACAGCTAAAACGGTGTAACCTGGATATTGATTATTATAATCTTGTAATAATGTTCCAACAGATATTAAACTACCCGATTGAGTTTTACCTGTGATTACATCATCAAATTCAATTTGGTCTGTTGTGTTACCTGTGATTGTTAATCCGGCAAAATTATATGTGATGGGTAATAACAAATATTTGTCAGATGGGTCATCATATGTACTAGTATAAGAATAACCATAAGTCATACCTTGTAACGGTTGTGTTTGTATTCCACCGTAATCCCAAGATTGATCATCTGAAGTTGCTTCATTTGTACCACCGAATCCCGTTCCTTTTTTATCCCATAAATAGAAAGGTACAATTTGAGATGATTCTGTTAATCTTCCTGGTTCATTTAATGATGCTCTAACTCTTTCACCATCGTCGTTAAATTCTAATGTAATTGGTGTTCCTCCGTAATAACCGTTTGGTTTAAATACTTGTGGATATAAATCAGGGTCAAGTACTTGATATGAGTAACCCAAATATTTTGGACTTTGTAAATCAAATGGTTCAATTCCAGTTTCACAATTTGTTGATATTAATTGTAGGATATCTCCATCTAAAACATTATAAAGAGCAATCGATGAAAATCCTGAATTTGTAAAAAAATCTTTTAGTTCAAACTCACTATTACTAACATCTAATCTATAATTTATTGTCAATCCTAAAATTTCACCAAAGTTTTGATATGAAGTTGCACCAATTGACCTTGCAACGGACGAATTAACATCTAAGGTTGGGTCTGTTGTTATTTCTTTTATAAATTCATCTCTTGGTCCTAAATCAACAAATGTGGTTGGAGTTCCGATTCTTTTATATCCACTTGAATTACCAAACGTTTCAACAGATGGAACAAATGTTCCATTAAATTTAGTTGATCTATAATAAAACCTTCCTTGTGAAACAACAAATCTAACAACATCTCTACAATATTTTGCAGTCTTTTCGTTTGCGTTATTCACCGCGTCGGACATTTTTTTAGCTTTAAATTGAAAAAAATATAATGATCCTGATAACCAATTATCAATAAATGCATAATTTACAATTCCACCACAAAACATTTTTCCAACTCTTTTTCGTCTTCTATATTCTTTAAGGACATCAAATAATCTTATATTAGATAATGAACCTGGTACTATATAAAATACACCGTTTGAAAATTCACAATAACCTGATTTTGTTATTGGTGAATATGTCTCACCATCATAACTTGTTGGTAATTTAAAACTACTAGTGTCGGATAGTTTTGTTGCTGTTACATCCAATCCTGGTGTATATACTGTTGTTTCAGTTCTTCCTGAACCAACATAATATATTGCAACTAATGATTCATTATATGGTACATCATAAAGTTCACAACCTGATTCAAGTGTAACTAAATTACTACTTGGGTTAGATGTTGCATTTTTATCTTTAATAATTAAAGTATATACTGATGAGTCTGAGAAAATACTATATGTATCATTAAAAAGTATACCTCCACTTCCATCATCACTGAATGGTGAGTCAACTAAACTAATGTTATTACCATAAAATGAAATAACATAATCACTTTGTCTATTAATAAAATCATTAATATCAACTAATGGGCTTGCCGTACCAAAACAAATACCAACATCGGGAACTGCACTATTAAAATTAGCAGCATTTAAAATTCTATATGATTGATCTCCAGAACCCGTAATTTCTATGGTACCAACTTGACAATATTCTGAACTTGTTGATGTACCTCCCTGTGTACCATATGAATTTTCACCACTACATTCTTCACATTCTGGATATGTTATTAGGTATAAATTTCTTTGTGATGAATCTTGAATTCTATATGCAAATTTTCTAACAGATCTTGATAATCTTCTAATTGGCCAAAAATCAACAGCATCTGCAAGTCCATGAAATACTCTAGCAATGGTGTTAAAAAATGTTAAGGTAACAAGATTTATTAATTGTTCAAAAAATAATAATATGTCGGCAATTAATAATGTAAATGTGTAATTCTTAAGTCCAAAATTCACTGGTGGTGTTAAATGATCTCCACAATCTTCTTCTTCAGCGGGTACTAATTCTTTAAGACCTATAAATCTATCTTTTGTGTATGCACCATAATCATTATGATATGAACTTTGAAAAGATGAAACGGTATAAACTTTATTATAATTAAATCTATAAAAATAATCTTTTGGAAAATACTTTCCATTTTCATTATATAAAATTCCTAATGACTCGTCATTACTAACTGCAGTTGTTGGATAATCATCCCAATCTAATGACCATGCATACGATTTATCATCTATAGTCCAAGTAGTACTATTATATGAACCATACTCTCTAATGTTTGGAATTAAAAAATCAGCGTTTTGTCTAACTCTTGATAAATCATTATCATTTATATTAATTCTTGCTCGATAACATGCGGAAGTCGCAACTCCTTTATTTGGGTCATTTGTTATTTCATTTTCACCAAATTCGTTAGTGTAGATGAAATCCATATTCATTTCTAATGGAATAACAAAACCACCATCATCGGGGATATCTTCATTTAGAATTACTTCCTCTAAGACTGGTTTATTACTTTCATCTTTAACCGGTGTGAATCTAATTAATTCTACTTTAGCCGATTTGGCAAGTAAGTCACACTTACGTCCCATCTTAGCCCTCGGTACACAACTTTTATTTATTGCATTTTTTCCACCGTCAGTATAAACTCCTCCAATTAAATATGATTTAGGTTTTATAGTGACACCTCTTTCTGATAAATCAAAATCAGTTCTTGTTAAACCAATTTCACAATAATCTTCATTACCCCAAAATGGATATACCTCAATTGATTTATTATATGAAATAATTTGAGGTAGAGTTATTAAATCTTCAGAAGATTTAAATTTGTATTTGTTTTTAAATTTATCAACACCAGCACCTTGTCTCATTAAATCATATGGTCTTAACGAAAACGCCCCAATGTCTGATAAATCTACATCGACATGTAATGTTTGGTTACCTAATGGTACACCCCAAATCATAAAGTCACCAGCCTCATTAGTTTTAACCGTATAAGAATAATAAGTTTCAAAAACCTCTAAAATTTCTTCTCTTGTTAAAATATCGGTTTGGTCAAAGAACGTACCTGTTGGTTCATGTCCTCCGTGTTGTTGTCTAGATGGTAATAAATTGTATTTGTAACCCGCCTCATTTTTGTCATCAGCCTCTTTATATGGATATAAAGCTGAAATTACGGGGTCATTTTTGTGTTCGTCTTTTAACGGAACAAATATTGAAACTCTTGCATTTGGTATACCTAAACCATTGTTAACCGAAATCCTACCACAAACAACACCATAATCTGAGCAAAACGAGGCGTACGCGTCTTTCTGACTGAACTTTAAAGATAGAATTTCTAATAATTCATAATCTTGCTTTAGTTCGACGGTAATCTTGTTGTCCTTACCAACGTTGGTTAAAATTCTATGTTTTTGCATGATTCTTATAATAAATAGAAACGATCAGGTTTTCTATTATTATAACGAAAAAACATTTTAATATGTAGTCGTTCCTAATGTTTTAGTTCTAACTTTGATGTCGACATTTGGGAATCTAATTTGGTAAATTTGGTTAGATTTCATAAAAATAGTCATGTCACTCTGTTGTATCTCTTTGGTACTATTGTTTACATATGATTGTGATACTTCAGCGGATGAATATTGACCACCGATTTTATTGAAGACTCTAACATCAATTACGTTGATAACACCGTTTTCTTGACCAACTTGTCTAATCAAATCACCAACAAATAATGGGTCTCCCATCTTTCTTTTATCGAATGAGAAGAAATCAATCGTATTGTTAATTGTTGTTTTGATGATATCAGAAGGGTTTTCATTTTTATCGATAATCAAATCAATCTCCAATCCTAAATCTATAACCTCACCATTTGCAATATCAATGTAATCATTTATCATTCTATATTCAGAAAGGTAATTAATGATGTTATTTTTTAATGTGTTAGAAACTGTATCAGTTAAATTACCCTTATCATCGTAAGATAATATTTTGATTTTAACCTTATTATCTTCTTCCATGACGTTTACCTTAGCTGGTGCTCCGAAAGTCGATGGCATGACCTCTATTAAAGATTTATAGTCATTTAATGTAACCGCTCTATCTTGTGCTGCGAAATTATATGAAATCATATTTCTCAATTCCTCAATTGTTGGTTGGTCCGCACCACCTACCGCAGGTGTGATATTAGTAACTTTCAAAGATTGTATGACTTGAGTGTTTGTTGAACTAACAGGTCCGTTTACATTGAATTCAACAGTATCGATACTGTTTACGACGTTTACACCTACGTTTGAATTTTTACCACCGCCAATTCTGTATTTTACGAATAATGTAGTATCCGTTTTTGGTACCGCACCTAATGATAAATTGTTTAAATAACTCGCTAAATTCACCTTT